TACCGCCAGTTCACAGTCAGTTCCCCAGGCTCACGCCGTTTCCTTTTGAAGTGAGGTTCACCATGTTATTTTTCCAAGACGATAAAGACAAGCTCAAGCAAGAGTTAGAAAACATGAGTCGAGAGATACAGGCCAGCAAAAATGTTTTGAGATACCACTGGGATTTGATACAAGAACTTACGGCAGTAACGAACGGGATTAAAAATATCTACCCGCACGGGGCTAAGAAGGACGGGACACCCCGCGCTAAACCTGGACGTAAACCAAAAGGAGTGAAAGCATGAACTACGTAATCGTTGACAGAAAGACAGGGGCTTGGGACGGCATTTACCTTACCTACGATGGCGCTTCCGATGCTTTGAGGTCTTTGAAGAATCGGATTCCTACCGCCGATTGGGACTTGCAAGTTCCAACTTTTAAGCCTGACCCTAATGATTTTTGGTTGAACATTTACGACAAGGAAATGAGTCCTAAAGGAGCACAAGTATGACTGAAGCACCAAAGTTTTTAGACATCACAGAGGTGTCAAAAAGAACCACTCTAGGAAAATCAACCATCCTTGCGTGGGAAGCACAAGGAAGATTCCCGCTTGCCGTCAGGCTTTCTAAGACCCGCAGGGTGTGGCTTGAAAGTGATGTGCACAACTGGATGAACAACGCTCACAAAGAACTTGCAGGACTACCACAATGACTACAGCACTTGTACCAGTAGCCGACATAGAGAAAATGGCAGTTGCCATAGCCAAGTCGAAAATGTTTGGCATGAAGACAGCAGACGAGGCTTTCGCCCTGATGCTGATAGCACAGGCAGAGGGTATGCACCCCGCTATCGCTGCCCGTGACTACCATGTCATACAGGGCCGTCCTACCNTGAAAGCAGATGCCATGCTTGCCCGTTTCCAGAATGCTGGCGGCAAGGTGCAGTGGGATGTCTACACAGACGCAGAGGTCACAGGGACGTTCTCGCACCCTTCTGGCGGCTCTCTGAAGCTCACGTGGACGTTTGCCCAAGCTAAGTCTATTGGCCTCACGGGGAAGGACAACTGGAAGAACTATCCCCGCGCCATGCTGCGTGCCCGCTGTATCTCAGAAGGTATCCGCACTGTGTACCCAGGCTGTGTGGTGGGAACCTACACGGCAGAAGAGATAGAGGAAATCCCTAAAGCTAAAGACATGGGCATGGTGGAGGAAGTGGCTGTGGCTGTGGAAGAGGTGCAGGCCGTGCCGGACGGGGCTTTCAAGCTCTACGTGCCCAACATGGAAGCTCCCTACGCTGCGTTCCACACTGAGCAGGAATGGCTAGATGCCTACAACGACATGGTTGAGCGCATCAAGAGCAGCACCAAGTTTGAGGTCATGGTGAAGGCTGCAAAGCTAGACAGCCTCAAAGCCTGCAATTTGGATATGTTGGATTACGTAACACCCTTGAAGGAGACAGTATGAGTAGCAGTAACCCACACCGCGAGATGCCAGGCTCTGGCGTAGCCTACTGGGAGACAGAGAAGAAGTCCCCCAAAGGCCCAGACTACAAGGGCTTTCTAGTCCTAGAGATGGACTACAAGGCTGGCGAGAAACTGAAAGTAGCTATGTGGCTCAAAGACACTGCACGGGGTGACACCCTGCTGTCTATCAAAGAGGACAACTGGCTCAAGCGCAAGAAGATGGAAGAGAACGCGCCTGTGGAAGTGGAGCCAACCTACCGCCGTGCCCAGCCCCGCAGGGGGCAGGAAGACGATAGTGATTTACCTTTTAATTAGAACGGGTCTATAATGGTTGTACTGCCAGCACAGGAGTACAGCATGATTCGTTCTAAAGAGTGTTTTAAGTGCAAGACCGTCAAGCCATTAAGAGAGTTCTACAAGCACTCCATGATGGGTGACGGTCACCTTAACAAGTGCAAAGAATGCGCCAAAAAGGATGTCAACGAAAACAGGTTGAAAAACCTTGAAAGGATAAGAGAGTATGACAAGCAGCGGTCACACCTTCCTCACAGGAAAGCTCTGCAAGCGAGGGTTACCAAGGCTTGGAGGAGCGCAGACGCACGTAGGCAAAAGGCCCACATAGCCGTTGCAAAAGCCATACGCAAAGGTGAGCTAGTGAGCAGTCCTTGTGTCAGATGCGGAAACACCAAAAGCCTTGCCCACCATGAAGACTATGACAAACCTTTGGATGTCATGTGGCTTTGTGAGCCTTGCCACAAGCAGCGGCACAAGGAACTAAGGGAGACGTTTTGATGTCTAAACCATCACCAACGTCAAGAAGCCTAGAAGTCCTGCGAGAGCAGGGCTACACGGTTGAGGTTGTAGAAAAGTGGAACAGCTTTACTAAAACTAGAAAAGACCTCTTTGACTTCATTGACATATTAGCAATTAAGAGGGATGAGACTCTTGCTGTGCAGGCAACTGCCAGCGGTGTCTCTGCCCGTCTCAAGAAGATTATGGCTAGTGACCTTTTACCGAAAGTGAGGGAAGCAGGATGGAAGATACAGATTTGGGGGTGGAGGAAGTCGAGCGTAACAAAGAAGTGGGTATTGAGGATATTAGACGTCTCCTGAGAGAGGCCTATCAGCAGGGATTTATGGACGGCATAGCGTGGATGCAGCGGTCAGAAAGCGAGTTGCAATGACTTACACAATATCTAGCCATCCCAAACCCGTGGGCTATTGGATTCTTTACGCGCAAGCATTTCCACATACGAGTTTTGCCATGTATCACAAGCCAACTGCCGAGCAAATTGAGAACACGCAAAAGCTGCTGGGTTGGACATGGGAGGATGCGTAATGAGCGACACACAATTTTTGGCGCTGCTTGCCACGATTTGGATTGCTCCGCACGGGGGTCAATACTACGGTTTGTTAATGGGGGGTTCTATCTTTCTTTTAGTTATTGGCAAAGTATTGGGGTGGCTATGAACATCAGAGAACTTGCGGAACAGGCTACTTACGACATCAAGGATGAATTTGGCAATTGGATAGGTTGTGAGTTTGACAAAGAAAAGTTCGCCGCATTGGTAGCCGCGCATGAGCGTGAAGAGTGCGCCAAGGTGTGTCAAAGGCTTTCTAATCGAATGATGAGCGCAGGAGAATGTGTAGATGCAATCAGAGCAAGGGGCAAAGCATGAACGATGACAACGATACCAGTGCAGGCGGCGACTTCTTCTTCGACCTGCTTAAAGTGTTGGTCGCTCTATTTGTGTTTATCTTGTTTGTCGCCGTAATGGGCGGCGTTGTATGGGGGCTAATAGCATGACCGGATTTGATTCAAAACGTGATATGGCTGCGGACAAGGTGCAGGAAGACCTCATCAACTACGGCACAGCGTGGTCACAAGATGGCAAGCGCATTGACCCCATGAGCGTGTACAAGGAGCCAGCGCAGGAGCCTGTGGTGCAACCAGCGCCGGGATACTGTAAAAACTGTAAGGACTACACAATTGAAGAACCGTTGTATGCACAGCCAGCGCAGGAGCCTGTGGCGTGGTTGCAAATAGGTGTTGGCCCTTTGCATGAGGGAGATGTACTCGCTAGAANAACAAAACCAAAAGAATGGAATCCTAAATGGTGGAAATTTGAACCTCTCTACACCACCCCACCACAGCGCGAATGGGTAGGGCTGACGGATGATGAGGTAGCTCAAGCTATGTACAGAACAGATGCAATCTTTACTGGCCCCATGCAGTTTAATTTTGCCCGTGCGATTGAGCAAGCCTTGAAGGAGAAGAACGGATGAAAGAAGAGCTGACCAAGCTGGCTATCGACAGCTACGACCAAGGGGTTAAGGATGCGTTTGAAACAGTCCTGCAAGTCATTAAAGAACTACGCCCTGCCATCAAGCCATTGGAAGGTATGGGTAAAGGCAAAACCACGGAGGAGTGGTTCGACAGCTTAGTCAAAGAAATTGAACGCATACAGCCAGCACAGCAGGAAGCACTCTACGGCATGAACCAAGACGATTGGAAAGACGTAGTTGCCGCCATATCCAAGGTGCGTGATGGCAGAGGGATATACCTAGGATGCCGCCCTGCTGATGTGTTCCAAGATTGGTTCCTCGCGCTTGGTACAGCTAAGGTAAAGGAGAAAAATACATGACAGACAAGAAACACATTTTTGTAGCCACACCTATGTATGGTGGCATGTGCAGCGGCTACTTCACCAATAGCTTGATTGCTATGACCAACGTGATGAAACAGGTGGGGTGGGACATGTCCTTCTCTTCCATGTTTAATGAGTCGCTGATACAGCGGGGCAGGAATGCACTAGCTCACCAGTTCCTAAAAACACCCTGCACCCACCTGATGTTCATAGACGCAGACATCAAGTTTAACCCAGCACACATCCCCGCTATGGTGGACGCTGACGTAGACATCATCTGCGGCATCTACCCTAAGAAGGAAATCAACTGGCACGGGGTCGAGAAGGCCGTGAAAGAGGGCGTGGAGGTGGACAAGCTTGCTACACGCACTGGTAGCCTGGTTGTGAACCTTGTGGACTACACAGGCTCTGTGACTGTGCCGGAGAACCAGCCAGTAGAAATTTGGAATGGTGGCACAGGGTTCATGCTTATCAAGCGAGAGGTACTAGAAGGCATGAAAGACAAGGTGTCTAGCTACGTCAACGATGTCACCGTCATCAACGGCACTATGGGTGCAGACCGTATCGTGGAATACTTTGCTTGCAGCATTGAACCAGGCACAGAGCGGCTGCTGTCAGAGGACTACCACTTCTGCTACATGGCTAGGAAGAACGGCTACAAGGTCTGGGCAGCACCGTGGGTGCGTCTGGGGCATCTTGGTAGCTATTTGTTTGAAGGTGGCTTGCTGCCTGCGCCTTAACGGCAGGCCCACCGCTTCCTAGCGGCCTTCCCGCGCTCACCTTTCCAACTCTTGCTTCTGGCACAGAAGGATTTGTGGCGCGGGTTCTTAGGGTCTTTGGACGGGGCTTTCAGTTTGCTGCCAGTGGCGCGGTTGTGCTTGGCTCTACCCTTGGCAGTCAAGCCAGCACCCTTCTTGACAGACAGCTTCTCGCCCCTGCCGACAGAGAGCTTCACGTTCTTCTTAGGCAATCTTGGCTCCTTGCTGAAGCTGGGCAATGGTCAGGCCGCCAGTGTATTGGAAGTGTGGGAACTCCTGAAAATCGTGCCAGTCGCCAGCCCACTCTAAACCACAGGACTTGCCAATTGCTCCGATTTTTTGCCAGATAGGGTCTTTGGTGCTCCATACAGGTTTTCCATTGACCAACGCAACTACATCCAAAGCGCAGCGCCAATTGTGCCAAGACTGTCCTGGCTTGGCTTTGGTAACCACATCGCCGGGGGTAGTGCGGCCTTGGGCATAGAGCGCGGCTTGGCTCTCATTGTCGCGGTAGGTAGAGGTCACCAGAAGGTCGATACCCTTTGCCTTGGCAGCGGCAATAAAGGCTTCTGCCCGCTGTTTGGCGGGTGGCACTAGGTCATCCAGGTTGCGGGAATTTATCATTCTTCACTGCCTTGTTGGGGTCTTTCAAGGTAACAAACACATCAACACAGATGCCTTCTACTCTGGCCTGAGTGTTGTCTCTGTACCAATTTACTCTGTCGTTAATAACCTTCTTGCATTGTTCCTTGTCAGTGTAGAACGTCTGCTGCTGTAACCACTCGCACTGCTCCAGTACGCACAGATACATGACAGGAACCCATATCACTTTGCTGGCTCCGATTGATGCAGCAATTCAGTCTTAGCTTGGCTACCAGCACTGCTACCAAAGTAGAAAGAAATGATGCCCGTCCAGGCCGTGCCTAACGAACCCAGCATGATGTCAATCTGCGGTGCGTGCTGAATCTGCCCGTACATCAGGCCAAACAAGATGCCAAAGAAGCCAACAGTAACGCCTATTGCCATCACGGGAGGAATCCAAGACCTGGTAGCAATCTGCATATCGCGGGCAGACTTCTTGTCTTCTGCCACTAGTTTGGCAAAGTCAAGGTTCATGGATTGGGCTTGCTTCTTCAGTTCCAATTCCGCAAGCTGGATAGCCGCTACTTGGTCGGCAGTCAGTTTGTTGCTGCTGATGATGTCCTGTACAGCATCAGGTTCGCATCCAATTGCTTTAGCTACAGCAGAGACAGCCATGCCAGCCAATGGGCC